GCCTTCGCCTACATCCTCTGGCAATGGCGCAAGCGTGAGAAGGAATACCGCGACATCGAACGCGACGTTCGATTTTACGACGGCAGGTAGGGCATGGCGAAGAAACTCAACTCCGGCAACTTCTCAACCGAGCAGCTCAACCAGCTCGTGGCGCGTATCGAGCGGCTGTCCGAAGAAAAGCAGAGCCTCGTGGATGACATCAAGGAAGTCTACGCCGAGGCCAAGGCCCATGGCTTCAACCTGCAGATCCTTCGCTCCGTCATCCGCCTCCGCAAGCTCGACAAGGCCGACCTGGCCGAGCAGGAAACCTTGACCGACGTCTACATGCGGGCGCTGGGGATGGATACCGGCGACACCACGGAAGCGGTCAGCGAGTAATCCCGCCATGTGGGGAAGGCCGCGCAACAAATACGGCAACAAGCCAGTCAAGGCTGACGGGGTGACGTTTCATTCCCGTGGCGAACTTGGCCGCTGGCGAGAGCTGCAGCTTCTCCAGGAAGGCCGGGCGATCTCGAACCTGAAGCGCCAGGTCCGATTCAGCCTCAAGGCCAACGGCAAGCACATCTGTTTTATGGTCCTGGATTACGCCTACACAGATCAGAAGCGGCCGGTGGTTGAGGATTTCAAAAGCCCATCCACGCGCAAGGCGGCGGACTTCATCATCAAGAAGAAGCTTTTCGAAGCGAACTATCCCGACATCGAATTCCGTATCAGCCAGCGGAGGCCGAATTGACCGCCTGTCATGACATCAGAAACCCGATCACTATCGCCGAGGATAGCATTATCCGATCGCTGGCGTCGGAAGGCTATCCGCCGGCGATGATCCGCGACGAGCTTTTTGACCGCGGGTACGCTCGGTCGAAAGACACAGTCCGGCTCTACATGTGGAAGCAAAAGATCCATGTCGACCCGGTTGCCTCTCATTCCCGCCGGCTGGCGATATTCTCGAAGGCGGGCAAAGACGGCGGCGGCCGGCCGCCGAAGACCGTGCCACTGACTCCAGAACAATCAAACGCCGTGTTTGGCGAGGCGTTTACAGCCGGCAGCGACGGTCGGCAATACCAGGATGAGCCGCGCGCTGCCTGGAAGTCACGCGTGACACAGCCTCAACCCGTCCGCAATTACGGCTGCAACCATATGACTACTGGCGGCGTGGCGGTGTACGGATGAGTCGGCTTCAAGATCCCGTGCGCGAGGCAGCCTGGCTCGCTGAATCAAAGGCCGGGATTCGCCAATATATCGAAACCGGTCGCCCGCCGCCGGGCTTTTTCACACCGCCGGCTGAGTCGGTATCACCACCCATGCGCCTGAATTTCCAGGATTGGGAATTGCGCGCCGTCCGCGATGCACTGCTGCAGGCCGGGCCGCGCGGCAACTACTACAAGTTGCTGCCCCGCGACTTCCCGCGCAGCCAAACCTGCGTGCTGACGAAGGTTGCGATTACCGGCGGCCGGCAAGCATTCCTCGATAAGTACGGTGACTTATGATCACAGAATCAGCCTACGAAGGCATGTCCTGCCAGTGGATCACATCCATGGGCCATGATGTCGCTGAGACGTGCCCAGAGCGCCGGGAATACGGCAAGCCCTACTGCATCCAGCATTGCAACATGGCCTATCAGCCGTTCGTGTGTGAGCCGGTAGAGCGGGCGGCACCGCGATGACAATAAACTGCCCATTTTGCCTAGGTAAAGGCCAGGTGCAGACTCAGCGGGAGAAGCGCAACGCTGAATGGGCGCTGTTGCGGTCGCAGGGCGTATCGATATCGGAGATATCCCGGCGGTCAGGCTTTGACCGGGCAACCATCAAGGCGGCCACAGAGCCCGCTTACGCAGCCCATAGACGCGAGCAGATGCGGTTCCGTTACTACCTGAATAACGTCCTGCCGCGCGAGCTGGATGCGGAGGCCTCCCGGTAAATGGCACGTATCCGCACCATCAAGCCGGAGTTCTGGAAGCACGAGGACCTGAGCGCCCTACCGGAAGCCACACACATGCTCGCTGCGGCCCTGCTGAATTATGCGGACGACGAAGGCTACTTCAACGCAAATCCGAAACTGATCACTGCGGAATTGTCACCGCTCCGTGAGCCCTCAGTGAGCATTCAAGACAGCCTCAAATCGCTCTATGAGATCGGCTATTTGAGGCTTGGTCATGGTGAGGATGGGCGGCGGTACGGCCACATCATCGAATTCACCGAGCATCAGCGGATCAACCGGCCAACTGATAGTAAAATCAAACAGATAACAATTGTGTGGGATGAAGCACTGACGCCTCACACACATTTCACTGAACAGTCACCGCCGGAAAGGAACAGGGAACAGGGAAAGGAACAGGGAAGGGAAGGGAACAGGGAGGGTGGCGCTGACGCGCCCGACGAAGTCGCCGATGCGGCTGATCTGTGGAACGCCCTCGCCCGCCGGCACTCGCTGCCAACCATCCAATTACTCACAGACGAACGGCGCTCGAAGTTGAGGAAGAGGCTTTCCGAGGCCGGCGGCCTGGACGGATGGCGTCACGCGCTGGGCAAGGTCGCGGCAGCGAAGTGGATGCATGGCGAGAACGACCGCGGCTGGAAGGCCGACATCGACTTCGTTCTGCAGCGGAAGAGTTTCACCAGGCTCATGGAGGGCGGCTACGACCGCGCCCCGCCGAAGGGCCAAGACAACGGAATATTCACCCTGATCGATGAGGGCCGAGTATGAACCATATCGCGGTGCGCCCCGACCAGAGTTTCAAGAATCTGCTTCATTGCGAAGACAGCGAGGGTAACTGGATCGCACCCCGAGTCATTACGTCGGCCATGCAGCAGCAGGCGTTGGCGATCCTGGCGGATTATCCGTCGCGCCTAGCGCCAGCAGAGATGGACGGAAAACGGCGTTGGCTCGCATCGATCGCTGTGGCATCAGCCGGCAAGATGAGCAGCAGCGAGGCCGAAAAGCGGCTGGCGCTTTACGCCGATCTACTCGATCACGAGGCGGGGTGTTTCACGAAATCCAGTCTTGCCCGCGCCGCCGCCAAGTTCAAATGGTTCCCCAGCTTTGCCGAGGTTAAGGAAGAGCTGGATGCCGAGCGCCGCCGGCTTTACGTCGAGGCTGACCGGCTAAAGCGCATGGCCAACCCGCCAGCCAGTGTTCCGCCCAGAGAGCCCCCGACGCAGGAACAGCAGGAGCGCGTCGCTGCAGCGATCCGTGAGGCCGGTATCGCAATCAACGTGACGCCATGAACCACGAACCCCGCCTCACCATGATCCAATCAACCGGAGCCCTGCGGTTTCATCACCCCTGCAGCGTATGCGGAGCTGAAGCATCACGCGGCACAGGCTGCGCTCTCCTTCGATACATGAGGCAGAAAGAATCCGGGATGACACCAGATAAGAAGCTGCTGGGGGACTGGCGGTGTTCCCAGCATCAGGTGTCGAAGTGACGGCCTGGTATAATGAAATCGACCCATACGCCGCCCAATGGCTCCGCAATCTCATTGCAGCAGGCCATATCGCTCCTGGTGAAGTAGACGAACGAAGCATCACAGAGGTTCAACCGGATGACCTTAAAGGGTTTACACAGTGCCATTTCTTCGCCGGCGTCGGCATCTGGTCGCTTGCCCTACGAATGGCCGGTTGGCCAGACGGGCGACCTGTTTGGACCGGCTCCTGTCCCTGTCAGCCCTTCAGTGTTGCGGGAAAGCAGAAAGGCTTCACCGACGAACGCCACCTCTGGCCCGTCTGGCAGCGCCTTATTGCCGAGCGACGCCCTCCAGTCGTTTTTGGAGAGCAGGTTGCGGCAGCGTCTCAATGGCTCGGACTTGTGCGAGGTGATCTGGAAGCCATGGGTTACGCCGTGGGGTGCGAAGCTATCCAAGCCGCGAGCGCGGGTGCGGACCATCTCCGCGACAGGTTCTGGTTTGTGGGCGACGATACGCGCCTCGGAAGGGGAGAAGGGTGGTCCGAACATGAAGTTCGGTGCGGGCGGCCAGCCATTGCCGGCAATGGCTGCACAGGCGTCGGCCAGGCCGACGCCTACGACACGGGATCACAAGGACGGCCACTATCAGCCGAATGTGCCGGTGAACGGGCTGTTGGGCAGAATGGTATGGCCCTCACCGACCAGCCTAGCCCCAGCGAAGGACGGGAACAACGAAGCGGGGAACAGTGCAGGTCTGGTGGCTATCAGGAAGCATGCGATGGCGGCCGACAAGGCGCTGTATCCAACGCCGAATGCACAGGTGATGGCCGGCGACCCGGAGAAGCTTCTCGCGCGCCGCGAGAAGTTGAAGGAGAAATGGGGCAACAACGGGTTTGGCCTGAACATTCATCAGTTTGCGGCGGTGGAAGCGATTTCGACTGGGTCATCGGAGCAGACGGAAAAGCGAGGCGCGTTAAACCCGGAATTCGTCTGCTGGTTAATGGGCATCCCAACCGAGTGGCTAAGCTGCGCGCCTTCGGAAACGCCATCGATCCTCGCCCGGCGTCGGAATGGATCGGTGCCTATCTCGACCGAGAGTCCGTAGCAGCATGAAAGACCACGACAAGACCTACACCAGCCTATCGAAGCACATTCAATCCGGTAGAGGCCCTGACGATGAAGCAAGGACATGCCACCTCAGAAGGGCGGCATTCGAGCAGCAGAGGGTAGCAGTGATTCACCTGGACAAGTGCAATGACGACTGGACACGGCAGGTTGTGATCAATGAGGCGAAACGGCAGATGGGGATTGTGTGATCATGGAACAGCATCCTTCTTTCGGCGCATTCACGCCCGACCAGATTGCCGGCTTCCTAGCGGCGCAGCCCGGCAAGTGGCATGCCGATGTCCGCAAGGTCGACCCGTTGTTCGGCTACGAAAACCCTGACGATGCGCCGCTCGTAACCTACCGTGTCACGGTGTCTCAGACCGTCAAGGTGACGGAACACGCAACATTCGAGGTCGAAGCTTACGGCGAAAAAGATGCCGAGATTAAGACCGCAAAGATGCTGGACGACCACAAGTTTGCCGAGAAGCTGTCGTGGTGGGAGTCCGACCGAGACGACACCATGGACCCGTTCGAGATTGTCGATGTCGAACCGAAGGCCACCGCATGACCCGCACCCCTCCCATCGCCAGCGTATCCACCATCCAACAGCGCATAGCAGAAGCAAAGAAGCCCTATAGGGCACCAAAGCCGGATAGGCCGAGCTGTGCGTTTGTGGTTCGGAACGGCGTCGCAGTAGCGGTAATGTCGGATGCCGGCCCAACCCCGGAACGCGTGTTGCAGAGCCAGGAGATCGACCCGAAGACGGGCGAGGTCTATGGCGGCGTCACGACCGAAAAGACGATGGTAGACGGGGAGGTGCGGCACCCCCACAAGGTCTATGACGACTTGGACCGCATGAAGCAGAAGGGCCAGCTTTCGGAAGAGGAATGGAAGCAGGGCCGCAAGTTTCGCGACGAGTTCGACATGGCCGGGCTGGACCCGCTCAAAGCCTCAGATCCCGGCCGATCTCCGGCAGGGAAGGCGGGCAGTCCCAGCGAACGCATCATGTGGGCTAAGGATTACGTCAACGAGTGCATACAGAGGGTTGGTGGGCATGGCGCCGCTACCGCCCTGGCTCTGTGGTGGGTTGTTGGCGACGGCCTGACGCACACAGAAGCAGCTCGACGCATCGGACCATGGGTTGACAAGAAGCATGTCGCAGGGCTCGTTATTGCAGCTCTGGGAGTGCTGGCTATGCCAAGGAGATAGGCGCCGATGTCGTTGTTCGATCAGATGTACGAAGCGCTTATAAATGCGAAAGACGACCAGGGACGCGACGCTATCGGCGGCGCTTGGAACATGTGGGTAATCGAAGGCGGCTTCGGCGGCCCCGATGAAGATTCATCTACCGCCGTAGAGCAGGCCATCAAGCGCGGCCTGTCTGAGGCCCTCCGACTTTATGAGGCGGCTCCAGAAGCAGAGCGCGCCAAATTACTGGCTATGCCGAAGAGGTGAGGGATGACGCCGTTCAACTGGAAACCCATGGCGACACTGCCGGCAGAGTTCAAAGATGGCCGCGATGTCATCGTCGGCTTCGATGTGGCGTCGGTCTGGATCACGCGTAGCGCCTGGTGGCGGAAGCCGGAGGATAACCCGGCCGAGTTCGATGCTGACGACGAGGGTTGGTGGTCCTACAGGCACAGCATTACGCAGGAGAAGCTGGACGAATATATGACGCCGACACATTGGCTTTGCGAGGCGCCGCCGCCGCCGGACGCTGACCACCGGGAAGTCCCCACCCGCACCCGCCGCAACGAAGCCACCCCCTTCGGCCATCGTGTCAGTGGCACGGTCGATCTCTTCGATTCTGCCTTTCACGTTTTTTGTAAGCGCCTCGGCATCGTTTCCACTTGACACCGGGCCCGAGATATGGGCAATATTACGAAGCTACAAGGATTGCGCCGGCAGGGAAACCTAGCCGGCGTTTCTCATTCCGGCCTGCCGCGGTAATCCATAATTAGGGATGCAGTGACCCTATGCCGCGATAGACCAGACTGAGACGTGCGTCGAGATATTCGACGCGCCAGGTGCCGGCGGGTTCGTCCTGTCGATAGGGTCTAGGGTTCCGGAACTCCGATGACCGCGCACCGCCCATCAACTGTGACACCGTGACTGTCACAACACGTCACGCGTGACACATGCCCACACGACCCCCAACGCTCAGGGCTCCGGGATCCAAACCAAGGAAGCAGGCAGAGGCAGAGCGTAAGGGCAGGATAGACAGGGCCAGGTCGGGTGATCCGATCCGTGCGCTGTACAGCTCCAGCCGATGGCGCATCGCGCGCATGCACTTCCTGGCCGAGCATCCGCTGTGCATGTGCCCAGCCTGCGATGCAGGCAAGTCACGCGTGACCGCCGCAACCGTGGTCGACCACATCAGGCCGCACCGCGGCGATCTCACCCTGTTCTGGGATGAAACCAACTGGCAGGCAATGGCCAAGCCGTGCCACGACCGCAAGACTGCAACCGAAGACAGCCGCTTCGCACGCCGCAAGTCATGCATCTAGCGCATGCAGTCAGCAACAATCTTACGCAATATAATGACCAGTCCCCAGGGGGGCGGGTCAAAAGTTAACGGAAGACCCAAGGGAAGCCGCGCATGGAGTCAAATTTCTGCGCGTGCGAAATAAAATTTCGGGGCAATTAGAATTTCAGTAGGAGGGCCAGGCGATGCCGCCCAGAGGGCGCAAGCCTGAGCTGCCGTCCACCCATCAGGCGCGCGGAACGCTGCAGCCGAGCCGGGATGTGAATATCGTAATCGACGCGGCGGCCGGCGACGTCATGCCGCCGGAGGGGTTGCCGCTTGCCGCGGTCCTGATCTGGGAGGACTACGCGCGTCTCGCCCAAGCGATGGGGACGCTCAAGCCCTGTGATGCCGTGGCCTTCGGCCAGTGGTGCGTGATGACCGCGAACATCCAGGCGACCTGGAAAGTCGTGAAGGGCCAGCCGCCGCCGGAGCCGGCGCCGGCATCGTATATCCAACAATGGCGGACTCTGGGTGAGCTGTTCGGCGTAATGGGTGAGAAATCGCGTGTCACGCTCAAAGCCGGCTGGAAAAACCCGGCAGAAAACCCGTTCGGACGAAACGGAAAGCGCTGAACGCAGCTACGCCAAAGAGGCGACTGAGTATGCTAGGGCGGTTGTCGCCGGCAAGATCGTAGCGTGCAAGTGGGTCAGGCTCGCCTGCTCGCGCCACCTCAAGGATCTGAAGCGTAAGGGGCCCGACTGGCCCTACAAGTTCGATGAGTGGCACGCAAACGACGTGTGCGACTTCGCCGAGAAGATGCCTCACGTTGAGGGTGCCTGGGAAACCGACACCATTAGGCTTGAGGCGCCGCAGGTTTTCATACTCGCGGTCGTCTTCGGTTGGCGCCGCATATCGGACGGCAAACGCCGCTTCACTTCGGTCTATATCGAGATGGCCCGAAAGGGGGCTAAGTCGACCCTGACCGCGGTGGTCAGCCTCTACTGCCTGTGCTGCGAAGATGAGCCCGGTCCGCAGATTATCATTGGCGCCACGACCGGCGAGCAGGCATGGAAGGTCTTTAAGCCTGCCAAGCTGATGGTCGAGAAGCTGGCGCAGTTGCGCGAGCATTTCGGAATCAAGGCTTGGGCTCGATCGATTACCTGCCAGATCAACGGTGGGTTTATCCAGACGATCAACGCCAAGGGCAAAACGCAGGACGGGTGGAACCCGCACCTTGGCGTCCTGGATGAGCTTCACGCGCACGACAAGCGCGACCTGTTCGACGTGGTCAAGTCTGCCTTCGGCGCCCGCAAGAATCCGCTGATGTGGTGTATTACCACTGCTGGCGTGAATATCGCAGGCGTCTGTTACGAACAGCGGACCTACATAACCAAGGTGCTGGAAAGCATCCTGGTTGCCGAGCATTACTTCGGGATCATCTTCACCCTCGATGAGGGGGATGATCCATACGAGGAAAAGAACTGGCCCAAGGCCAACCCGCTTATGCCGCTCACTCCTTCGCTGGAGTGGCTGCGATCGGAAGCGACGGACGCGAAGGCCTCGCCGGCCTCGGCCGCGAACTTTAAGACCAAGAATCTGAATATCTGGCTGTCTGGCGCAAGTCAGTGGCTGAACATGGAACAGTGGAAACGCTGCGCCGCCGACATCACATGGGAATCGTTCGACGGGCTCGACTGCTGGATCGGCGGCGATCTCGCGGACAAGGACGACATCACCGCTCTGGTGCTGGCGGCCTTCGAGAAGACAGGTCGCATGATCTGGAAGCCAGTGTTTTGGCTGCCGGAGGCAACGCTTCTGCCTGGTGCCATTGGCTTCCATGCCGATCAGCAGGCGCAGTACCGCTCATGGGCGGCCAAGGGCTTCATCAATCTGACCGAAGGCGACTGGATCGACCATGCCGTGGTCGAGGCTCAGGCCCGTGAGTGGATTGAGCGGTTCTCGGTTCGGGGCTTTACGGTCGACCAGTTCGCCGCCGGTGCCTCCATGGCTGCGAAGCTCAACGAAGATTTCGGCCACCCCGACAACCCGTTCGCGCAGATCCTGCACAAGACGGCCAAGAACGTGACCGATCCGGCGAAGGAGCTGGAAAAGCGGGTCAAGGCTGGCCCTGAGTATTTTGCCCACGACGGCAACGAAGTTCTGACGTGGATGGCATCCAACACCTGCGTAACCCGCAAGGTGGATGAGACGCTGATCCCGAAGAAGGAAACCCCGATGAGCGCCAACAAGATTGACGGCATCGACGCGGGCATCAATGCCATCGCGCCGGCCGTCATCGGGCAGAAACCCGAGGTGGACCTATCGGGCTTCCTGGCCAATCCGGTGATCGTGTGAGCCTTCTTTCCTGGCTGGGCAAGAAGATCAAGCTGACGGACGGCGCCTTCTGGGCGCAGTACTACGGCAATTCCAGCGCCACCGGGAAGGTGGTCACGCCGGACAGCGCCCTGCATGTCTCCGCTGCTTGGGCCTGTATCCGGCTGCTGTCCGAAACGACCGGCATCCTGCCGATCTCCGTTTATAGGAATCTTCCCGGCGGCGGCACCGAAGTTGACAGCCAGCACTGGCTGAACGGGCTGATACACGACGACCCGAACGCGGACCAAACCGCCAGTGAATACTGGGAAGGCAATACCGCCTGCCTCAATCTTTGGGGCAACGGGTATTCATTCAAGGAGCAGAGCGGCAGCCGCACTATCGCACTGATCCCGATCAACCCCGACACGATGCGGGTTTATCGGGATAGCTTCGGCGCCCGCCGGTATCAGTTTTCGGAGCGCGGCAAGCGCGAGGATTTGCCGGAAGACAAGGTCTTCCACATCCGCGGGTTTGGCGTCGGCGGCGATCTCGGCTTGTCGCCGATCTCCTATGCGCGGGAATCGCTCGGCATCGCAATGTCAGCCGACGAAGCCGCCGGCAAGATGTTTGCCAACGGCATGCTGGCTTCTGGTTTCGTTACCGGGCCGAATGGCCTGAAGGAAGACCAGCGCACGCAGATTACCAAGATACTCAAGGACTTCATCGGTTCGCAGAACGCGAACAAGATCATGGTCCTGGAGCAGGGGATGGACTTCAAGACCATCCAAATGAATCCGAACGACATGCAGATGCTGCAGTCGCGGGCCTGGGCGGTCGAAGAGGTCTGCCGTTGGTTCCGCGTGCCGCCGTTTATGGTTGGTCATACCGAGAAGTCTACGAGCTGGGGCACTGGCCTTGAGCAGCAGATGATCGGGTTCCTGACCTTTGCACTGCAGCCGTACCTGAATCGCATCGAGAAGGCGGCGCGTAAGCAGCTCCTGCCGCCGGGTGAGCGGTCGCGCTATACCGTCAAGTTCAACGTGGAAGGCCTGTTGCGCGCCGATAGCCAGGGCCGCGCCACTTTCCTCTCGATGATGACGCAGAACGGCATCATGTCGCGCAACGAGGCGCGGGCCAAAGAAAACCTGCCGCCCGTCGACGGCGGCGACGAGCTGACCGTCCAGTCGAATCTGATCCCGCTCGGACACCTGGGCGACATCACCTCAACAACTGAGCAACAGGCTCGGAACGCCCTGCGAAGCTGGCTCGGTGTCGAGCAGCCCAAGCAGCTACTCCTTCCGCCTCCTTCAGGGGACCAAGCATGAGCCTTCGCAAACTCTCTGCGCCGCGGTTCGACGCGGTCCCGGACGGTATTGAGTGGGATATCAGTTCCGCTGTTGCCAAGTGGCGGCCGGAAATCAAGGCCGCTGAGAAGGAAGTCGACAACACAATCTCCATTCTCGACGTCATCGGCGTGGACTGGTGGACGGGCGAAGGCGTGACCGCCAAGCGAATCTCCGCCGCCCTTCGCTCGATCGGCGACCGCGACGTCGTCGTCAACATCAACAGCCCCGGCGGCGACATGTTCGAGGGGCTGGCTATTCGGTCCATGCTCGCCGAGCATAAAGGCAAGGTCACGGTCAAGGTCTTGGGCCTGGCCGCCTCGGCTGCTTCCGTCATCGCCATGGCCGCCGACGAAATCCAGATCGCCCGCGCGGGCTTCTTCATGATCCACAATGCATGGCTGGTTGCCATCGGCGACCGGAACGCCCTGCGCGAAATCGCCGACACCATGGAACCCTTCGACGCCGCTATGGCCGACCTGTATTCAGCCCGAACCGGCGTGTCCATCAAGGACGTCTCCAAGATGATGGACAAGGAGACCTGGATCGGCGGCTCCGCAGCCGTCGAGCAGGGCTTCGCTGACGCACTTCTGGCATCGGATGAGATCGAAACCGACGACGCGAAAGCTTCAGCTCCCGACCGCCGCATTGCGGCCCAAATGATCGAAGCCGCCCTCGCTCGCGGCGAAAGCATGCCGCGCGCCCGCCGCCGCATGCTGCTCAAGGCTCTCAACGAATCTGGTGTCATGCCCGGCGCTGACCCTGAAGGCAAGCCCAGCGCTGCCGCCCCGGCGATCTCTGAGACCGCCAAAGCCCACCTGGCCGCAAGCCTCGCGCTGCTGCAGGTCCGGCAGTCCTAACCTCAAATCGCAAAGGAGGGCGCGATGCCCGGCGACAACAAGACCACCGAACAGCTCCTGCACGAAGTCAGTGCCGAGCTGGTGAAGATCAACACCTCCGTTAAGGAGACCGCTGAGCAGGCCCAGAAGGAAATCAAGGCCTTCGGCGACGTGGCCAAGGAAACCAAGGCGAAGGCCGATGAGCTGCTGGTCAAGCAGACCGAAGTCGACGGCCGGCTGAAGGACCTGGAGCAGAAGATGGCCCGCCGCGGCGGCGAGGGTGACGACAAGCCCAAGTCGCTCGGCCAGTCCATCGTGGACAACGAGGAAGTCAAGGCGTTCATGACCGCCAACAAGGGCGGTTCCTCGGTGAAGGTCAACGCCGCCATCAACTCCGGCAGCGGCTCGGCCGGCGTCCTGGTCGAGCCCACCCGCGTCCCCGGCATCATTCCGCTGCCGAGCCGCCGCATGACCATCCGCGATCTTCTGACCCCTGGTCGTACCAACTCCAACTCCATCGAATACGTCAAGGAGCTGGGCTTCACCAACAACGCCGCTGGCGTGTCGGAAGGCACCCAGAAGCCGGAATCGAACATCACCTTCGAGCTTGAAACCGGCAAGGTCGTGACCATCGCCCATTGGGTGCAGGCCACGCGCCAGATCCTGTCGGATGCCCCGATGCTGGCCTCGTATATCGACGGGCGCCTGCGGTACGGCCTGGCCTACAAGGAAGAGCTGATGCTCCTGAAGGGCGACGGCACCGGCTCCAACCTGCTCGGCTTGGTGCCGCAGGCGACGGCCTATTCGCCGGCCTTCCAGCCCGAACACTTCTCGATGGTGGACGAGCTGCGCCTCGCGATGCTGCAGGCCGTGCTGGCGGAATACCCGGCGACGGGCTCCGTCCTGCATCCGACCGACTGGGCCAAGATCGAACTGACCAAGGACACCACGGGCAGCTACATCTTCGCCAATCCGCTGAATCTGGCGACCCCGACCCTCTGGGGCCGCCCGATCGTGGAAACCCAGGCGATGGATCAGGGCGAGTTCCTGACCGGCGCTTTCCAGCTCGGCGCCCAGATTTTCGACCGCGAAGATGCCTCGGTCGAGATCAGCACCCAGGACCGCGACAACTTCATCAAGAACATGGTGACGATGCTGGCGGAAGAGCGCCTCGGCCTGGCGGTGTACCGCCCCGAGGCCTTCATCACCGGCGAGTTCACCCAGGCCACCTAAGCCTGATCTGTTCGGTGAGAAAGGCGGGGGCTTCGGCCCCCGTCTTGCTTTCGGAGGTTCAATGAAAATCCAAACGTTGCGCTCTTTCTACGGTGCCGAGGGCAACGTCAGGAAGGGCACCGTCATGCAGGTAGCAGCCTCACGCGCCCAGGCGCTGGTGCGTCTCGGCCTGGCTATCGTGGTGCCGGAGCAGCCGGCAGCGGAAGAGAAGGGCCCGCGCCCTACTGTCCCGACTGGTTCCCAGACTGGCGAGGGGAAACAGTCGTCATCGTCGCAAGCGGCCCCAGCGCCTCGGCGGCGCCTCTCGATCTCGCGCGAGGAAGGGCAAAAGTCCTCGTAATCAACAATTCATGGCAGCTCGCCCCTTGGGCCGATGCGCTATACGCCTGCGACGCAGGCTGGTGGAAAGTCAACGATGGGTGCCCGGAATTTCAGGGCCTCAAGATTACGCAAGATCCGACCATTCCGCAGAAGTGGCGAGATGTCCGGAAGGTTCGCCTGCATCGGGTCGACCATCTTCTCATGGGCACCATGGGCGAGATTGGCTGGGGCGGCAACGGTGGGTTTCATGCCTGCAATATCGCAGCCCAGTTTGGGCCGCCGCGGCGGATCATCCTGGTCGGGTTCGATATGCGGACCGACAAAGGGGTTCACTGGCACGGCCGGCACGCAAACGGCCTGAGTAACCCTCACGAAAGCACCACAAGCAAGTGGGCGCAGACCTTCGATGAGATCGCCCCGGAGTTTACCGCCCTCGGAATTGAGGTCTTGAACGCCTCTCCGATCAGCAAAATCCGGGCTTATCCGAAAATGTCACTGGAAGGGGCACTGAATGCTGACGCAGCTCGCATTGCCGGCAGACCCGGCGGTATCGCTGCAGCTCTGCAAGCAGCACCTTCGCATTGACTCTAACGACGAAAACGCTCTGATCGAAGTCTACCGTGATTCTGCCATCGCATATATCGAAGGCTATACAACCCGCGCGCTTGGCGCGACCCAGTATCAACAGACGTTCGACGCCTGGCCGGGCGCCTGCGGCCTTGTCCTCGGCGTTGCCCCCATCCGCGAAGTGTCCGAAGTCGTCTATCTTGACGAAGCCGGCGCCGAGCAGACGATCAGCACCGGAAGCTGGTATCTGACAAAGACCCCGATGGGCGGCACAGTACGGTTCGACGCAGACTATTCACAGCCGGTGCTTTATGATCGGCCGGGCTCCCTGATCGTCCGGTTTGATGCCGGATATGATTCTCCTGACGTCACTGGTTCCGGTGATCCGGAACTGGCCCTGCCTTCACAGGCTCGGTCTTGTGCCCTTCTTCTCACCGCCCATGCGTTCGAGAATCGCGCCCCTGTGGTGGTCGGTGCCGCCGCCAACGAACTGCCCTTCACCGTGCAGGCGTTGCTGAATCAGCTCCGCATCTATCGGTGAGTGGCCGCGCCGTCTGCCTGATCCGGCAGGGGGTGCATTACAGGAGAGAGGCGTTTCTAACTGGCCTGGCCGCCGCCGGGTATAGGGTCCGATCGCAATTGAGCGATCCCGGCCGCGGCGACGTAATGGTCATCTGGAATCGCTACGGTGTCTATGACGCAGAGGCCACCCGGTTTGAGCAGGCCGGCGGGACCGTTCTGGTTGTCGAAAACGGCTTCTTCCGCTGTCCCGATGAAAATGGCTGGCAACACTACGCCATAAGCAAGGGGCATCACCACCACGGCGGCGCACCGGTAGAGATTGGCAAGGCCGCAAAACTTCCGCCACCCCTGCCTTGGCGCAAGGCCGGCGAACATATCCTGGTCTGCGATCAGAGCGGCATCGGCAACAAACTGATGGCCTCTCCCAGGGATTGGGGAAAGACAACTGCCGAGTGGTTGCGGAGGGCAACGGATCGGCCAGTGGTTTTGCGCCGGCACCCGCGCGACAACAAGAACCAAGGCCCGCTGATTGCCGATCTCGAAGGCGCTCATTGTTGCGTCGTGTGGTCGAGCTGCTCTGGTGTCGAATCTCTTCTCGCCGGCATACCCGTTTTTTACGCTGCCCCGCGGTGGATTGGCCAGGATGCAGCCCATCCGTTCACAGTTCTGAATATCGAGAACCCATACATGGACGACCGAACCAGAGCCTTGGCGGCGGTCGCCAGCAACATGTGGTCCTTGTCCGAGGTGGCAACGGGTGAGCCGTTTAAGGCCCTCGTCTAATGCGCGTGGCCATGTCCTATTCGCTGGGCAAGATCCGGCACGCCACCGCCGGCAATGCCATGCAGAAGGGCATTGCCAATAGCGGAGATGAGATTGTAACGGGTGGCGCTGACGCCTGGGTCGTGTTCGGCTGGGCTCCGCCGGCCTCAGAGATGCGAGAAGCGGGACTGCCGGTCGTCACCATGGATATGGCGTATTTCGGTCGGCTAGCGCCCGGCAGCCGCGACGGGCACCACAAAGTTTCGGTCAACCACTGGCACCCGACCGCGTACTTTCAGAAAGTTCGCCACAAGTCCGACCGGTGGGAATCGTTCAGGCTCCCGGTGTTTCCCATGCGGAAGGGTGGCCGCGGACACATCGTTGTTGCTGGTTCGGGCCCGAAGTCAAATCTGCGCGACGGGAATGAATTTCAGGAATGGGAGCGCTGGGCTATCGGCCAGATTGCCGATGCAACAGACCGTCCGATTATCTACCGCCCGAAGCCTTACAACAACCAGACGGCGCAGCCTATTGCCGCCTCTGTCATGGACGACAAAACGCCGATCCTTGATCTTCTAAAGGACGCGCACTGCGTCATCACCAGGCAGAGCAACGTTGCGATCGATGCCCTCCGTATTGGCGTCCCGGCTTTCTGTTGGGACGGTGCCGCGTCCGTTCTCTCTCTACAGGATCTTGGGTTGGTCGAAGACCCGAGAATCCCGACCGACGAAGAGCGCTGGCAGTTCTTCTCTGACCTGGCTTACTGCCAGTGGACCCTGGCGGAAATGGAAACCGGCACCGCATGGCGCCACCTCAAGGACGAGGGGTTGATCCAGTGACTCTGCATATTGACCGGATGACAGAAGTCGAGATCGGGGACCGCGTCCATTTCTCGCCGTTCGTCTACGTTGGGTGCCCGCCCCTGTTCGTGAAGGGCGCTACTGCGCGCTGGAAGGACCATCCGAATATCGTTCGGATCGGTGACGATACGAAGGTCGGCTCGTTCGCGACGATCTACCGGGATGCCTTCATCGGGAAGAATTGCCTGATCGGAACCGGAGCGATTATCCGCGAGGGCGTTCGCATCGGCGACAACTGTGTGATCGGTGCCGGCGTCGAGGTCAGCTACGAGGTCGAGATCGGCAACGACGTCAAGGTGATGTCGCTGTCTCACGTCACTGGGCGGTCGAAGATCGGCGACGGCTCTTTCGTCGGCGTCAAGGTGACGATGTCGAATGACCGCCATATCAACCTGGACGACTACCGATTCCCGGACAAGGACGTTCGTGGGCCCCAGATCGGCAAGAAGGTCATGGTGGGTTCCGGCGCGAATCTGGTCGCTGGCATCACCATCGGCGATGGCGCTCTGATCGGCTCCGGCGCCCTGGTCACGAAGGATGTCCCCGCCGGCGCGCGGGCCATGAGTAAGGCCGCCGTCGCCACATGGTAACGGTCGCCAGCTTCTATGTTCGCCGGCCTGAAGATTACCCGAAAGCGCCTGATTACATCCCCTTGCTGAAAGTCCTGCAGGCGAGCTGCGACAAGTTCGGCCACCGCCATGTCGTGCTGTCGGATGAGCAGGTTCCGGGGTTCGAGACGCATGTCATCGCTCTGCCGCGCGAGCTGATGCCGGCCATTCACTTCGCCCAGCGCGACTGGATCGCCAATGGCAACTGGAAAGGTGTCACCGTCCTGGTTGGCGCCGATTGCCTGGTCAACAAGAGCCTGTCTCGGGCCATGCAGCCAGGCGTCGATATGATCGTAACCTCGCGCGCGCACAGGAAATGGCCGATCAATACCGGCGCCATATTCGTTCGGGAAGAAGCCCGGCTCGGCGTCTCGCTGCTGCAGGCGCGCGTCGCCGAGAAGACCAGCCCCGAGTGGGGAGACGATCAAGTGCAGCTTGCCGCCGCCTTGGCGCCGATGCCGCCCATTCATTGCATCACCGCCCGCGCCGGCCTGAACGTCCAGTTTGCCTCGCTTTCGACCCATAACGACACTCCGAAGTCGGTCGACCAACCGAGTTCCGCCTATGTCGTCCACTTCAAAGGCCCAAGGAAGCACATGATGGCACCCTGGGCTGCTAAGCACCTGGGCATCGCAGCGTGAAGCCTTTGACCGTTGTCGGCGGTTGCGACCCTCGGGAAGC